AAATTTAGGTGGGGCTTGTATTTATGCGTCGAGAAATCTTAAAGAATCAGACCGGAGTTATCCACAGGCAAATACAACGTATGCCGGCTTCTTTGATGGAGGTGTTTACGTGAAAGGAACATTGTCAAGTGAATTGTGCTTAGCTGATAATTTTGGCTGTATTACATCTAGGGATGGAAATGGTGGGATTAACTATTACCAAGGTATTGATTTCGATTTTGGTAGTAATATGAAATTCAGAAAAGGGTTATTGGTATCAATCGCTTAATATATAAATAATTATGAAAATCAATTTAAACAGGCCTTTACTCGATTTTAAAGGCAATGAAGCTATTAAAGTAGTCAACGGTAAAGAGGTAAAGCAGTATCTCCGTGATATGGTTTCAGAGGCATTGTATGCAGCAGGTTCTAACCCTCAACAGGGTTTGGATATGTCGAAAAAGTTGCGTGCGTATAAAATGTTACAACAGATTATTAACAATCGTGGTGTACTTGATATAGAGACAGAAGATGCAACCTTATTGAAGGAAATTTGTGCAGATTTCTTTGTATCTGGTGCATACGGACAAATTTATGATTTAATAGAAGGAGGAAACAAGGAATGAACATCACAGCAACTAACAGTACCGCTACAACTAAGGTTACGGAAGCTATCAGGGTTAAATACAGAATGTCAACCCGTGGCACCGAGGCAGTCAAAGATATTACTGCCGAAATCATTAAGGATGAAACGACTGTCGGATTCTTCAATGCATCGCGAAATGGAGTAACCGGCTTCTCGTTACATGAGGATCATGGGCTAACCTCTGGCGAAGTGAAGAAGGTATTTCAGACAGCCATTGACGATTGTGGTGAGGTCTTGAAATGAAGTATTAATATTTTAGATAAATGATTATGGATTATTTCAAAAACTTACTTATTGGATTGATTACCGGCATAGCTGCTTATCTCAATCCTATCTCTGGGGAGATCAAAAGTCTTATTGCAGTATTTGCTCTTAATTTCATTTGTGGACTGCTTACTGCACTCCTTATCAATCATGAGAGTTTTTCTTTTAAAAAAGCTTGGAGGTGTATCGTAGAAGCAACTATTTTCTTTGCCTTGGTTAGCTGCATCTACTTTATAGGTGAACACAAGGGAAATCCGGAAGGTGCGCTACAATGTGTCTCATTTATTACGTATAGCGTTTTCTATTTCTACGGGGTGAACATTCTTCGAAACATAAAAGAGATTCTCCCTAACTCTAGTAATGGTTACAAGGTAGTAGCTTTCCTGCATTATGTACTAAGTGTCGAGTTTATAAAGAACATACCATATTTAACGAACTACTTACAAAAAGGAGACGCAAAATGAAAACTATTGATGCAATTATCATCCATTGTTCTGCCACACGTACCGGGCAGGATTTACATGCAAAGGACATTGACCGTATGCATAAACAAAGAGGGTTTAACCAAATAGGTTATAACTTTGTCATTGACTTGGACGGAATGGTTGAGAATGGGCGACCGTTAAGTATTGACGGGGCCCATTGCAATACCAAAGGATTTTCAGAGTCTTCATATAATAAGCATAGTGTTGGCATCTGTTATATCGGTGGCTTAGATGCAGCCGGAAAACCTGCTGATACACGGACGCCCGCTCAAAAAGCTAGTTTGCGTGAATTGGTCGCGAAGCTCTGTAAGGAATATCCTATAATTGAAGTGCTCGGACATCGTGATACTTCGCCCGATCTGGATGGCAGTGGAGAGGTAGAGTCTAGGGAATATATCAAGGCATGCCCCTGTTTCGATGTACGGAGTGAATTTTCTAATTTTCTTCGTAATACAGTGATCCGACCATGAAAGCGCTAATCTATATAACCATATTCCTGATGTCGGGAATATGGTTTACTTCCTGCAAAACTTCTCGTAATATCGAGACGCAGAAACAGATTGACTATTCAGGGGATTTCTTGTATTTGCGAAACTTAATTGAATCACTACGGCTGGATGTGAATAAGCAAACGAAAATTACTACAGACAAACTAAGTGATCTGAAGATTGAAAATACAACTGTTTACTTGTCTGATCCGGATTCAACAGGGAAGCAATATCCGGTCAAAGAAAGTACTACCACCGCTTCCAAGCAGGAACAGGAACGAATAGAAGTTGATGAAACATTATCCATTACTTTGCAGCAGTTATCGAATCGACTTGATACTATTAGTAATAAGGTTAATGTTTTGCTGAATCAAAAAGAAACTGTCGTAGAACTATCATGGTGGGATTTGCATAAGGATAAAGTGTATATAGGTATAATAGGTTTGTTTATTGTGGGGTGGTTGGTTTATAGGTGGAGGAAAAAGTAGCACATTTGCAATGTTAATATGTCAATTATCCTATGTTTGGCAGCATAATTATCTAATTAATTATCTATTTAATTTCCGCTTCTAGTAAATTACGTTACTTTTGCAGCATAATTACGTTGTTTTTGTGCTAATACTACATAATGCAACAAACTATTTAGGATTTTATTTGTAGTAATTAGTTAATAACAGTGTCTTTGATATAGAGAAATAAATAAGTCTTATGAATAAAATATATGCATTTGATTATATGCTATCCTTATTTGAGGAATGGTATAACGAAGAGAATAAGGAGCAGAATAGAGAATTCAAAAACTGTTCTAAGTTGTCTATGCTTAAACTTTTGTTTCTGACTGCAGTTCCTAAGGGAGAAGATACTAGAGACCTTTTGGATACATTTGATAATTTCTGTGCTCTCCCCTATGGGCCTGTTGAAAGTGACATATATAATGCAATTCAAAAAGACAATCTGCCTTCTTACGTTCTGACAGAAAGATCAATAACGAAAAAAAGAGATATCACATTGCCTTATAATGAAAATGACTATCTTCCTGTGAAGAATGCTGTATATGCTTTAAAAGAAAAAAACAGATTACTTATTTTATTGAACGCTTTTGATTTAGTGGAAATTACACATAAATGGGATAGTTGGAAGCAATCTATAAATTTTGCCAAGTTAATGGATATGTCAAGCTATAAAATGACTATAGAATCAATTCGAAGCGATAGAAATAAATACTTTGAATAAATAAACAAGGATGAGCTGTATACTAGAACAGTGTTATAATCAATTCATAGAAGAGTTTCCTGAATCTTGGCTTCCAAATGGTAGTGAGGATGAATCAGTGTTTTTTAATAAGAATGTTCAGGTAGAAAGCTTCTTTGAAACGTGCTTTATTTTATTAAGTAAGTCCATTATTTGTGGTGAGTATATTAATGTTCATAATTTCATTGATGTCTTGAATCGCTTTCTGGATAAGACAGCAGCAGCAGTGGAGTATGCTCCTCCATTACTGTCAGAATCAGGAAGTGAAAAAGTAGATAGACTATTATCACGGTATAGAGATTTGAACTACTCAATTTATAATGCGCTGAAGCATTATAATTATTTTGTAACAGTTTCCAAAAATAAATTTAATACTGAAGAGAATAGATACAAATATGGATTTTACAAACTGAAGAATATCAAATCTACAGATAAAATTCTTAAATTATTCTCTGATATAACGATTCCTCTATGCTTATTTGATTATAGGTTTCCTATCGGTGAAGATGAATTTCACAAACTGCTTTTAAGTAGAAACAGATTGATGGAATATATAAGTGAAGGTAGTTCGGAAAGAAGGGCTATTTTATCTATATTACTTCATAAATGCCACTTTATTATACGTAAGATTAAAAATGCTCCTTTATATATAAACTCTGAATCGAACATTGTTTGCATAAATCCAGCAGAATTAGATGTTGGCTATTATGATGAGTTTGTTATAGAGGAATGTAGTTCAGAAGAAAAAGCTAATGAACTTTGGAATGATATTAATAGTATTAATCCCAAATTGAAATCGTTTGTTCTGTTGATGAAATATTATAAACAAAATCTATCTGTAAAATCTGATATTGCTAAGATGGACTTTGTTTTAAGAAAGTACTCAGCCATTTATCAAATAAAACGAGATTCACAAGGATTTATCAATCCTAGTAGCTCAATAGAAGAATATGATAAATTTTC